CTCAAATTCTCCCTGTCTTACGTATAATTCTTCGAGATATTGTTTTATTCTGTGTCTTTGATAATTGTAATTGTCTATTTCTTCTTCACTTCTAATCCTGTTTTTTCTATTCTCTTTGTATTGGTGATAGATTTTTCTTCTAGATTGTGAACCATCTTTACCGTCCCAAAAGACAACGATTTTGTCTAAATGATATGTCTCAAACGACTTTCTAAGAGTATTAATAAAATGAAAAATTCCACCAATGTGTTTTCCCTTATAGAAATGATTCTTAAGACCATAGAAACCAATCGTAAGTAAATTGTCACCATCAACTAATAATACAGACATTTAGTATTTTTTATTCGTCGTCAAATGACGAGGTTTCAGATTTGAATGCTAGTTCACTAACGTCAGTAACTTTTTCACCGAATAATTTACTGATGTAGTCCAAATTTTCCTTTGCGTATTCTTGTATTGATAACTTTTCCTCAGCAGGTTCCTTTGCTTTCATGAAACCATGAGGTGTTACCATAATTTTTCCATCCGCAAAACCGATACCATTAACGTGATTCTTCATAATAGAAATTTTAGTTCTACTTGCGAAGTTGACATCACGTTTGTTTCTTGTTATCTTAATTTTAGTGGTACCCGCACCTTTTTGGTTACCAAATAAGAATACTAAAGTTGAGTTCAACCAAATAGCTTCACCACCTTTTGCTTTAATTTTTGGTTGTCCATATGCATTATCGGGTAACTCAACCCAAGGTTGATTAACAATGATTAGGGTATTAGTATAAGGTTTATCAGTTCTTCTTGAACCTGATATACGTTGGTTAATACCCATACCTATTTTATCAGATAAAACGGACGCATTGTGTTGTTTTCCACCCTTACCATCAAATGTCATTTTACATGGAACAGAACCAACCGAATCCCACAAGAACAAAATATCGTGTGGTATTTCACCTTTTTCTTGTGCAGTTAAAACGTCATTAATGAAGTCAGTGATTTGTTCAATATATTCAAAATCACTATTAAAAAGATAAAAATCATCTTCTTTATTAAAACCCATTAAAACCGCGTGGTCCCAATTCCATTTTTGTTCAGTAATAATGAACACAGGTAGAACACCTTTCTTTTGTGCATCAACTGCCGCCTTAACAAGTGCTGTAGTTTTTCCTGTATCACTATGTCCCAAAAACATATTGATGTGTCCAATAGCGGGTCCTGGAAGTCCAGTTGCATCTATAAACGCATCACCCAAATCAAAAAATCGATCTGGTTTATATTCAGCTTCTTTTGAGAACTTTTTCTTAATTGAACTAAAATCTGTTTTTTTAATTGCCATGTTTTTGTTTTTTTAAAGGACATCCCCAATAGAAATGTCTCTGAGGATGTCCTTAATTAATTAAAATGGTAAATCACTGTCAGTATCGTCATCATCCTGAGGATCGACAACAGGTGGGGATTTTTTAGGAGGACTGAATGTTTCTTCTGAACGTGATTCCAACTGAGATGCTGAAATCCATTTATTACTTTCAGTACTCCATTTTGGAGTTTCTCCATTTGCCACCAATTCAAGATAGTCTTCCCCTTTTTTAGAGTAAACATCAGACCATGTTAATGAGTCACTAACCCATTCATTTGCCTTTTTTTCGTCTTCGTGAAGTGGACCTTGGTCTTCAGGAATTACGGAATTAATAGTTGTATATTCTTTTCCTGTTCCCGCTTTAGTTAGTCCCAAAGAGAGAATCAAATCTCTTCCTTTGACAACATCCGTAATATCTCCTTTATTTTTAAAGATTGGGAAGATTTTATCTAAAACACCTTCGTTCTTAGCGTTGTGTTTAAATCTCCAAAATTTAACACCATCTTCTTCATGGTCTCTATCAATAATCTTAACGATGTAAAATTTACGAGAACGATATTGTCTAGCAAGTTCTCTATCTGATTCTACACCAGTTTCCATTAAACTTTGGTAAACCTCATTTAACGGTGATCTTTTACCTTCTTGTTTTGGGTCATATAGTTTTAACCACTGACCATCAACTTGAACTTCGTGAAAATACACCTCAACAAAAGGTGAACTTCCGTCTTTAGTTGGTAAAATTCTAATTCTTCTTTCTTCACCACGGGAACCTTTTGGTAGGAGAGTGGTAAAATACTTTTTCAATCTGTCTTCTTGTGAGACCTTGTTTGCGTTGCCACCTGTGGCTTGTTTACTTTTTTCGTACTGAGCCAGTACTGCATCAAATGTTGACATATTAGTTAAATTTTAAATTTAATGATAACGTTACTCATAAAGTATAAACTAAAAAACCCGAATTAAAAAACTCGGGCCTTTATTTTTTAAGAAATTTTTTTCAACTATTCTAAAGTTAAGAGATATGATAATTTATTAACTTCTGCAATCATCTCATCTCTGATGTTTAATAAATCCGTGTCTACTTCATCCAATTCCATTTGAACGAGTGCTTCCCTAACGGTGTTAATAAGACCTTTCATATCTAAATCTGACAAATTATTTAATTGAATCGTCTTATTCTCTTCAGTCAAAGTGAATCTACCATACTTTCCCATTGCACTTTCAACAAATGTATCGATTAAACCATCCATGACACCATAAAACTCACCAAATGCAATGTGTCTAGCATAACCCTTTGTTTGCCAATGGTTTATTTTCATTTGGACTTGTAGTCCCATGAAAAAATTAATGTTAGAATCTAGATTCATCTTCTTGTCTATCAGGATTAAATGTTTGTCTTATAGTTTCTTTTGAATAGTCATTAATATCCTGTTTTGATAAAACGTATTCATTTTTACCACTTTGTCTCATTTGATCTTGTTTCATTGCAAAAAATTGCTGTGGATTTTGACTAAATGGATATGAATCTAATGATCTCATTTCTAATTTTTCTTGTGCAGTTGGTTCTCTCATAGTTTCTACTTTGGAACCTAACTGGTCAATTTTAGACATTACCATATCCATTTGGGTTAACTTACTTTCCAAATCAGATAGTTTGCTGAAAACATCGTCCATCTTATTCACCACACCATCTTGTTCCACCTTTTTGTCATCCATTTCTTTTTTGATACTTTTGGTCATATTAACCAAATCAGTAATATCAATCTCTTCGACATTGTCGGTTTCAGGTGCTGGTGGTGGCATGTCCATCGGTGGTGCACCCATAGGTGGAGCATCTGCAGGTGGTGCTGGTGGTAAATCTCCTGCCAACGCCGGATCAGCAGGTGGTGCATCCTGTTCCATAATCATTTTTTTAGCGTATTTGTTAATTGCATTAAAACGCATTAACTCTTCGTGTAACTTTTTTTCTAAACTCATAGCATTAATCTTGTAAAAGTTGTCTACCGTCTTCGGTAACGTATTTTTTATTTATTCTTTCAACAATCCCATCTTTAGACCTGATAACATAACACTCACCAGTTGCTAAGTCACATTCTTCACGTTCCATCCCGTCATTAGATACCTTTCTAACTTGTTTTGTGTTTAAAAAATTGTCTACGGTGTTTCTTAATTTATTATTATCCATAATGATTTTATTATAAATATAAATATCCCGTTTATTATTAATGTTTTTATTTTATCCTAAAATAAAGAATTTCCCCTTCTACAATTTTCAATTCACTCATTAATTTATTTGAAAGTCCAATTCCATAACCATCGATAAATGGTCCAACATTAACAGGACCTGAAACATTCAAAGTATCGACTCTTCTGTCCAAATCGTAATTTGGATTAAGTGTAAATTGTTTATTATTATTAGGGTTCAAGAATTCGGTAACACCCGTGATTATTTTATCTGCAGTTATACTTTTACTAAATTGAAACTTAGTTGAATAGAAATAATGAGAGTTCGACAATTCTTTAAGTTCTGACCACTTTAATCCGGTTTGTCCTTCAGAATTTACGTTAATAGTATTTTGAAGTTTACTCAATAATGACATGTGTGAAGAATCTGATAATTCATATATGGTAGATTCCAATCCCATTCTGGCAACTTTTGCTCTAAACCATTCACCTTCTTGTCCATTTTGTTGTCTATAGGTAACTTTCTGTATGTATTTTTCATTACCATAACCATTAAATGGAATACCAAATTGACTAATTCCTGAAGTATTAATAAGTTGTTCACCATTAATCTTAATTGTTCCCATATCGGTAACAAAATTTCCAAAGTCTGTTCTAATTGTTTGTTCGGTTGTACTGGTAGTATTTGCAGATTCTATCTTTTTAACAACCGCACGAGCAGCATTTGTTATCTTATCAAATAGTGACTTATAACTTGATACAAACGAATCTTCAGGGTCAGGTAATGCGGCAACCGGTATTCTCGTACCTTTAAAACTTGTTTCAATATTATTATCTCTAATATTATGACTGACTTCAGTAATCCAATAAGTTCCTCTAAACATTGGAATATTCTTCAGATAAAAATACATTGTTGGTTGTATCATAACATTACCCATACAACTCACATCACAAGAATAAGATGCCTGTCTATAGTAATCAAACAAACTAACATCAACATTGTATGTACCAGCACCTGATTCAGATCTTGCAAGATTTTCCAAAACAATGAATGATTCTGATGAGTTTTTTAATGTTGTTTGGTCCAATGACACCCCTTTAAAAATGTTTTGATATTGATCACCAAAACTTACTTCAAAGGCAACAACCTTATTAGATTTATTTAATTGGTCAATATCATATAATTCAGGTAATGTTGCAATTAATGGGTTTTTATTTCTATTTGAAATGTCAAAACTATCATCATTAAATTTATAATCTTTACTCATATCCGATGGATGTTTTGATGTGGGTCCTACGAATTGAATGATTATTTTAGGTGATGATTCTTCATAATCAACATCTAAGAATGTACCGAATAAATTCTCAGCAACTTTTTTAGAAGGTGTTATTTTAGATCTATTTGAAATATTTGTCCCATAGAAATTGATATATGCTGGTAATGCTCTCATATCAAATCCAGTACCTTTTAATAATGTAGATATTGCAGAATACAAATCTATATTATCGTTTCTATCATCAATTAAATCAATGAATTTACTTAAATTTAGATAAGTTTTACTTCCAATGTCTCTATTTGCTCGATCTAAAAATAGAAACTCCTCAAATAATAATCTTTGTCCGAGTGAATTTCCCGCAACCCACTTATCATTAAATGATTTAAAACTATTATAAAGTTCAACTTTGACCTGTCTATTATTATAACCATCAACAAAATTGACGGCAAAATCATTTCTTTCTAATTTTAATGATGGAAACTTTGATATTAATTGTATAAGAAATAAATCTAATCTATTATTTGATCCACCAGTTTCGTTTGTGGTTGTTTTTTTATCTATTATGTTATTTTTTAAATAAAGTGAAAACTGTTCTCTTGTATTGGTTCCATTAAACTTTAGATATCCACCATAAATAAGAATTAGAGGTCTAAATAACAATACATTTTCTTCATCCAATCTTATGTCTGAAATTCTAAAAAAGTCTTGATATGTGATTCCTGAGTCAGGATTTTGTCCAACATATAATTCAATATATTTTGTATTACCACTCTGAGATGTAAAATCATATGACCCCCACGATTCAGTCTGATCAATATAGTTGTTTAATACATATGCATCCAATTCTTTTGGATTACCTAATGTAATTTTAAGATAGTTATCTGCTTTTGTTAGTTGTTCAGATAAAACAACTAACTTTTGTTTTTGTCTACTTTTAATTTTTAATATGATATCTTCTATTTCCGTTCCATCATCTGATTTCTTTTCAATTTTTACAATTTCCTTTAATAATTTTTGAAAGTTGTCATATTTTACCTTGGGGAATTTTTTAAACGGATCTTCAATATCAATCAATTCAGAACTGAATTGTAGAAATATTTCCTCAAACTCATCTAAAATCTGAGGACTAAATGTCCCAATTAAATCAAAAACCTTCTTTTGATTTGAACTGATTGCATATATGTCTCTAGTTAGACTAATATTGTATTCATCATAATCAAAAAATGTTTCACCACTAAAACTGTCATTGATATATTCATCCTGCCAAAGTAATCTAAAATTAAGTTGTTCAGTTTTGTCAAAATCAAAATCAGATGGTTCAACACCAACCTCATCTTTTAAGTTAATGTATTTGTTACCACCATCACTAGGTAAAATGGTATAAGACATATCTTTAGTGTCAAATTTTGAATTATCTACATATTGTGTCCAATAATTCAAACCATTTTCTTTAGGTCTAACTCTTCCATTTATTTTTTGACTAACTGTATTACCTGAAAACGATGTATTTCCAGAAGAAACTACGTAGTGATTGTAATCATTAACAACTTGATGATAAATTGCATCATAGAAAGGATGAACACCAACGTCTTTATTATTCAAATAATTCACATTTGTTGAATTAAATGTAAAAGTTGTAAATGTTGTTCCAGTTTCATTATTATTAAAAAATAAATCAGTATTAATATTAGTGGTTGTGGTATTACTGTTAGATGTTGTGAACCCTGTTAAAATATCTACCCCTTCCAATACCTTTCTTTTATATCTATGATATATTGATCCCCATTTAACAATAAGATGATATGGTACATAGTGAGTTGCACCAATTTCTCTAAAAATTGATGACATTCTTTTAGGTGGTAGTAATGTAGTTCCTCCTTGTGTTCCCGATTTTGATAATCTTATTTCATCTTCTAAATCATGATATGGTAATGAATTCAAAAATAGATATGCTGAACCGGCATATTTTCCAAAAGAACTTGTTTTTGTAAAATCACTATATAATTGTTTATGAAAATATGGTGTATTCAATATATTTGTTACATTCTTTCCAACAAATAGGGATTGAGTAAACATGTTAAAATTCTCAGATAAATCAAAATATGGTGGTTTTATCCAATTAAATCTATCAAATGGTGAAGATATAAAATCATTACCAACGACACCGACTCTAAACAAACCTTCGAATTTAAGTTCATCATCAGTAAAACTATCCTTTTCAATGTAATCTAAATAAGTGTTGGAACTAAATGGAAATATGTTTTTTCTATATGATTCGGGTGTATAGTTAATTAAAAAATTATCTAATTTCACATATGGAGTTGTGTCAGTTTTTCCTGTTAACGTTTCATCATATTGTTCAATTTTAAACGGAGTAGATATTACCTCTTTAATATATCTTGTTGTGGGTAATGAATCTTCGTAATATGGAAATCTCTCATATGGTGAAAGTTTTTCCATATAATCTAATAAATCATCTTTTGATTTTATATAATTTTTTAATATGTCAATAATATCCAACTCTTCTCCTGCAATTTCTTGAATCATTCCAAATTCAATCTCAGCCAATTCTCTCAATACTGTTGAATTAAACGAATCGAACATTGTAATTTGTAATGCTCTTTCATAAATTTCATATAAGAATGATACCGGTCTTCTATCTGAATATGGTAGTGTTTGTTGTATTTTGAATAGTTGACTTACGTCCTTAATCCTCGATTCATCTTGATTACTATCAAAGATATATTGTAAATCATTTACACCACCTTCTTTTTCAACCAATGGGTCTTTAACATTTGTTGAAACACCCATAAATTCTTCAACGAATGAGACTTCAGGCCATAATATACTGTTAAATGATTGTAACTTACTTTGTAATTCAGGTTCACCCGGATACGCAATTACTCTCTGTTTATCACCTGGTGTTGTTTTTTTAATTTCAGGCCACGGATATATGGAATCCCCAAACTCATCTGAGAATTTACCAATTATTCTTTTTCTTTCTTCCGCCAAATCAAATGCGTCAGAATGAACATCTTTCATTAACCTAACATATACTTCGGCGTTTGCCATTAATATTCCGAAAAGATTCCTTACTGTCGGTTCAAATCCAAAACCTTTTTTAGGGTCTTTGATAATTTCATTCATCTTTCTTTCAATCTCCTTTTCTACTTTAACATTTTGTTCGAAAAAGACTTTTTGAAGTGTTTGAATATCCGATATAATTCTCTCAAAAAATATATAATATTTCGTTGAGTCACTAGATAAAATACCATAATAGGAATCTATTGGTAATAGTGAATTGGACAATAATTTTGTATCAACTCCCGCTCCACCACTTTTAACATTGTCATTGAATACTTTCTGTTGTTTTTTAAGTTGTTCAGAAAAAGTCGTTATAATGTATTCTAAAGTATCATTGTTAGTTGAACCTGTTACTAATGTTAAATCAAGTTTGTTCTTTGATTTTAACGCATAGGCTCTGGACACTTCAGAGTTAAAAGTAAATTGGTCACTATAAAGTGTTAAATCTAAATTTTTATTTTTCCATCCGTTTACTTTGATTTCAAAGTTTTTCAGTACTTCTCTATATGTCCTAATACCATCTAAGACTTTGGGGTCTATTACCTCATCAAAAATCTGTTGTTCCAATCTTTTATCAAGAGTTGATGCTAGTGCACAAATTTCTCTCAGAGTTCTAACAGGAAGGTCTTCAGGAATCAATTTTTTCTGTTTCATTTCAGAATAAACCGATTGTAGGATTTGATATCCTTTGGATGATTTTAACGCTTTCTTTTCATATAATCCAGTTTTTTCATTAAATGACTGAGAACCTTCAATAGTTCTAATAAACATATATGGAGCATTCAACACCGCCTTCAATGGGATGTCACTCAAGTAAGCGTATGTTGAACCGACAAATTTTGTTGTCACCTCAAAATTACCACTATTGGCATTAAATCTTGAGCTAAATGAAACTAAGTGAAGTCTATATCTAATCGCCTTCCCATAATAACCTTTTATTGTAAGGTAGAATATTGGCCAAGGAATATGAAAAAAACTTTTATATGGTGAATTTTCAGGGGAATCGAATAGTGTTTTACCTCTAATATCTGCAAACTCTATTGTTATTTGTGGAATAAGATTAGCACCTTTTATTTGTACTGATATACTTTCAATACCAAAAGATTGACCTGTCCCATCATTTTGAAAAAAATCACCAGTTGTGTTCCCGTCTTTAGATTTTCTTTCTGTTCTCTCTAAATACGCATCGGTCCAATTAGTTGTGAAATTTCTATCGTTTGGGTCTGTTGAATCACCAACTTGTGATGAAAGGAAATTTAATGTTCCTTTGGCAATACTTCTTAAAGAGTTTTTGTCTCCATCGGAAGTGAGTGTTGTTCTTGGTATAATATCTGCTTCAAGATTGACATACATTACCAGTCTTTCTTGAGAAACACTTCTTGGTTGAACCTCATTATTAACTAATACACTATTAGGATCGACATAAATTAAATTATTTTCGTCGGTCTTAATTAATATATTTTCACTATTTGATAAATCATTGTTCGCCATAATATAAATTATACAATTCCACTCCTCTTTTGTAATCTTGTAAACTACTATTCAATGGAAATGGTATTCTTAAAATAAAATTGTCTTGTAATTCAAACTCATTAGTTCCGGCATTTGCATTTGCTGTCATAATTAACCAACCAAATGTTGGTGTATTATAAAACTCTTGTGATAGTTTGTCCAATCTATCTTTTCCACGTCTAAACGTATGATATCTATCGGTTCCTTTAATCGGCAGTTCAATTCCCGGCACAATTCTAAAATTGCCATCACCTACGAAAAATTGATACCTATCAAAATAAATTCTACTCATGGTCTAAAATAATTTAATTTATCATCCGTTGGAGGAATGTTATATTTACTTTTTAATTTTTTAACCTCTTTTTTGATTTCATCATCAGTTAATTCACTTTCTGTTACCATAAATGATATTTCCTTTTCATTTTTTCTATTTTTAAGTTTTTTGAACTTAAAACTTTTATCTTTTAGTGGTGAACTGATAAACGAATCAAATTTCTTCTCTATTTTTTCAACAGTTTTTTCATCAAATATTGTTGTGTCAACCGAAAAAACCGCTTTAAAAGATGACTTATCTTCCTCTTTTAATAATACAGATAATAATTCAGAAAGTGTATCGGTAGAAATATCGGGACTATTAAAATTTATTGATGTATCTAAATCTTCATATAATTTGTCTGAATTCTCTTGAAAATAATTTACACAGTTTTCATATTCATCATATAATAAATCATATGTAAATCCTGATAACGTACCTTTAGTTACAACATCCTTTTCAATTTTTACGTCGTAACCATATTTGACAACAAAATTAAGTTTATCAAACGCGTCAATAACTTCGTTTCTAACCGTTATAAAATCACCTAATTGTTTTTTATCTGATATACCATTAATTTCTTTTTCAATAAAATCTTTGAAAAATGGTTGTAAAAGTTCATTGGCTTTATTTTGTTTTGGTACTGATAAAATACTATCAAGATTCATCATTTGACTAATATTAATAGTTTCCAATACTTGTGTCATTTTAATTTTTAATGCATTTATATAAAATGATAAAGGCCGACTTTTAGCATATTCACCAAATAAATCAATAGTTAAACCCGCACTTGAAGATGTTGTGTTGAAAACATCATATGTTTTAATATCTCTATAGTTAGGATGTAGAATCATTGTTGAAATGGATGTACCATAATCTTTTACAAAAAGATTATATAGTGTTGGGTAACTATCAAAATATTTTTCAGAAGTCTCATATAAAGTGTTTACTAACCCATCATATCTTAATGAAGACTCTGAAAGTACACCAATAAACTCACCTTCCACCAATTCATTACCTTTATTATCATTCGTAGATTCTTCAGGTTTTGGTATTCTTTCGTTTATTTTTTCTAAAAACTCTTTTGTGAATTCTTCTCTATTTTTACCATCAATTGTCTCCGCAGTGTTGATTGACCTTTCATCATACATCTCAGTATTTGCATAGAAATTAGATGATAATGCGTTTTGTAATCTCTCAACTGGTCTTGATAGACCTTGTCCACCAATAAAACTAATTTGTAATGTAACATTAGCAATCATTGGTTGAACACCAATACCCTCTGGGTTTAAATCCCATGTAGAATCATCAAATGTTATATTAATATCTTTAATAATAACTTTAGAATGATAAAAATCCCCAACTCTTAATACACAAACTGGTGGAGGACCAAATGAAGTATTTCTTGCATTCAAATCAGACGCATCTGATAATCCTTTAATTGGTATTGTATCACCCGGTCTAACACATTGTAATAAGAATGTTAGTCTTGAATTTAATCCTTCAGGTGTTGTTGAATGAAATCCAGGGTGGAAATATTTTAATTTTTCTTTTAGTGTTTTAAACACCACAGGATCACTCTCCTCAACTTTTTGGAAATAATAACACTCACTAAGTGTTTTCATTATAATCCTCTTCAACGGGTCAATTGGTGGTCTATTTGGTCTTGGTGTTGTTGGTTCTCCAACAGGTTCCAATCTTGATATTATCGTTGGGTCTGTATTTGTTTGAGGTTTTTGTGGGTCGGGCTTCGTTATCTTAGTGTATTCAAATATTATTCTTGATTGTCTACATCCAAAAGCGACTGGTGCTGAAATTTTTAAAGATGAACCACCTGATGTTGATACGAATTTAAAATCTTGTGTAGAACAATTGACATTGTTTTCATTATTAAATTCTTCGCCAGCACTAATTGTTGTGAATTTTAAAACACCATCTGATTCAGTATAACCTAATTCCTTTAATGTAAATTCCAAGTCAATTTTTGTTTGTTGATTCCCTCCACCTGTGAATGTTGATGGCCATTTAGAATCTAATACTGATTTAGGATTAACGTCCTTTTTGATTCTATCTAATATATCAAGTAAAATACTATAGGTTCTTCTTATTGATAGTCTGAAGTTGTATCCATTATCTGCAAGTGCAGAGCAAGATGAACCTATAACAATTGAAAGTTCTTTTACTATTCCACTTTCAATATCAGTTTTCAATGTTGTGGTATTGTTTACATATGAATCAAATCCACTTCTAGCTTCACTTATTTCTCTATTTAAATCACTTATTGTGTTATTTTTATATGTGGACGCTTCTGCAAGAGGAATATCTTTACCATACAATATTTTCTTATCATGTATTGCATTTGCTTTATTATACGTAGTCGAACCAGTCAGAATATCGTCAAGTGTAAGTGTTAAATTTGATAATGTGCCACCAGTCCAACTATCAGAACCAATTTGTGGAGTATATATATCGGTATACTTCGTACCTTTAAAATCTCCATCAGTAATTTGAGGCCAATTATTAGCGAAATTTAAACTAACGTTTAGTTTTACAGTTTGAGAAGTATCACTAACAACAGTTGGTTCTGGTTGAACCACAACCACGGTTGTGACATTTTTAAATCTCTCAACTGTACTTACATCTACTTTCTTATTAAGAAAATCACTTACTAATTTAGCGTCTTCAGGTGTAATGGTTGCATATCTTCTAACCAAATCGTAAAAGTCAATTTCTTCACAACCCGCAAAAAATGCATTGATATAATTTTCCGCCTCATCATCTGAAAAACCTTTGAAATGTTCCCTAACCAGTAAATTTAAAATACTTGGATGGTCAACAACAACCTTAAAAGATATTGTACCAGTTCTTTCTGTATTTTGATATGTGTAAATTGGTTCGGGTCTACCCAAAAATTTATTAGGATTCCAAGACGCACTATTTTGTTCACTTACTTTTAAATCATATGGTGGAAACCACATAACTCTACCACCATTTGGACCTCTTTCACAATATGGTAAATCGTTTACTGTAAATCCGGGTACATTAGATGTTTTCCATGCCAAATTTTCAATTGAAAGCATGTATTTTTTTGCATAAAACCCATCACCGCTAGGTAAAATGTTTGTTGACCCATTAAAGTCTTTACCACCATTTGATATGGGAGCAATGTTTAAATTCCATGAACGATCTAAAACACTATCATCGTATTTTCTTACGTTTTGTTGTCTCTTCATGGTATCTGAATAGTTCAAATACGACCTATCTTTTG